GCCATCTTTGTATCTTTTACTCTGCCGTTCTTTTACCGCCTTAATATCAATAGGTCGGTTTCTCTGTTCTAGTTGCTTTTTGCCCCTTCTTTTCATATTTTTAAATCTTTCATCTAATTCTGCACTACTAGCGGTTCTTGGATTTTTAGCGGTGGCCCTATCTATTGCCTTTACCCCTGCTGATTGAACACCTTCTGCGATTTTTTTAGGCACATTTGCTACTTTTTTACCAGCAGAAACAATCTTTTCCTTTCTTGCATCACGCAATCCTTGTTTAAAATC